CCAAACTTTTCAGGGTTTCAAAAAGTTTAATTAACAATTGGAAAAAAGACCATCCTGAGTTCTTGAACGCCATTAAGACCGGAAAAGATAAATATGACACAGAGAATGTTGAAACAGCTCTGCTAAAACGAGCCCTTGGCTACAGTTATGAAGAAACTACCAAGGAGCTGGATGAAGACGGGGATATGGAAGTCACAAAAAGGGTTCGAAAGCAGGTAGCAGGTGATGTCAAAGCTCAAACGTTTTGGCTTCGCAACCGTAACCGGGAACGGTGGCCGGATATGAAGAATTTGGATGGTGATTTGAAGCTCAATGTAACGCACGAAGATACCCTGGACTATTTGGAATAATTGAACAATGGTAACTGAGATTACAACAGAGAGAGATTTGAGGGCTAAGAGCAGGTTGAAGAATGACCTGCTTCATTACGCTAATAGGTGTCTCAAGATCCGAACCAAAAAAGCTGTCCTGGTGGATGGCCGTTTGCAAAAGATCATCCCGTTTATTTTCAACCGGGCTCAATTATATCTCCATGACAAATTAGAGCAACAAAAAGCCAAGACCGGCAAGATCAGGGCATTACTGCTGAAAGGCCGTCAACAAGGGTGCAGCACATATGTGGGTGGCAGGTATTACAACAATACCACCCACCGGCGTGGAGTTAAGACTTTTATCCTGGCTCACATGGATGATGCCACCACAAACTTATTCAACATGGTCAAAAGGTATCATGAGCATTGTCCAAAAAGAGTTCGCCCGTCCACTTCCTTTTCAAATAGAAAAGAGCTGGTGTTTGATAAGATTGATTCAGCATATGGCTTGGGCACGGCTGGTTCAAAGAATGTGGGAAGATCCGACACGATAGATTTTTTCCATGGTTCTGAGGTTGCTTTCTGGGAAAATACAGATGAGATCAAAACAGGTGTCTTCCAGGCTGCTGAAATGGCTGAAGAGATCATCCTTGAATCCACGGCCAATGGCCTGGGGAATATGTTCCATAAAATGTGGCAGGATGCGGAGAAGGGAAAAAGCGAATACATTGCAATTTTTATTCCCTGGTACTGGCAATCGGAATACAGAAAGACTGTCCCGAGTGATGCGGAATTTATCCCGTCCATAGAAGAGGCAGCATATCAAAAGGCTTACAAGCTGGATGATGAACAGATTTATTGGAGACGGTTCAAAATTGTTGAGCTTGGTGATCCTCTTCTTTTCAAACAAGAGTATCCCGGGAATGCGGCGGAAGCTTTCCAGACAACGGGTATCAATTCCTTGATATCTGCGGAATCAGTATTGACGGCCAGAAAAACAATGGGTGTTCCCAAATATGGTGCTTATGTCGTTGGCTGTGATCCTGCCCGTGAAGGTGACGATGCGACCACATTTATCAGACGTCAGGGTCGAAGAGCCTGGAATATAGAATCCCACCACAAACTGGATGATATGGCCAAGGCTGGTCAGGCCCGGATGATCTTGGAGAATGAACCCGTTGACAGGATGTTCATTGATCGGGGCGGCGGATCTGGCATGTATGACCGGCTGGTTGAAATGGGCTTTGGAAATAGAGTAACTCTTGTTAATTTCGGCAGCAAGGCCATGGACCCGGAGCATTATAAAAATCGCCGTGCAGAAATGTGGGATGAGATCAGGAAATGGCTTGAGTCGGATGAAGAAGTACAGCTACCCGACGTTGATACCCTTCAAGCTGATCTTACAGCCCCTGGGTACAAATACACCAGCACAACTCAGAAGCAGCTTGAGCCCAAGGAAGATATCAAAAAAAGAATAGGCAGATCCCCGGATGAAGGTGATGGCCTTGCACTGACGTTTGCAGAGCCGGTGCAGATTGTAAAAACCAGATCAAAACGGCGGAGACGCTCAGGGATGGCGGCATAATGGCGGAAGTAATTAGAAGAATAGCATATCGGACGATTGACGACGAGCCCGAGCCCGTGCTGCTTATATGCCCAAAATTTCCAAGGGAAGGACACACTGCAAATTTTTGTATCCGGATGGAAGATTTATGGATGTACACTCCTGATAAGAACCCGGATTTTACCAAATGGATGTATAACATTACTTCATTAATTTATTATCAATTCAATCTTGGTGTCGTGACCAGCCAGCGTATGGCCGAGGTTGCCACGGCTATTGAAGACGGCATCGAAGAGTTATTGTCGGCCACACCGGAACCTCTCCTTCCCCCTGCTACAACCCCAGGGGGTCGTTCTGGTGATGGAATAAAAATCAATGGAAACAAGGTGATTATATGAGCGAATCATCTGAAAGCCAGGCCATGTTTGCCGACAACCTCAAGGGTGAAAAGAACAAAGTTTCTCCTGAGATTACAGAAGAACAAAGGGAAAAGCTGAACAAAATCAAGGCGTGGTGGGCATATACAAGGTCAATACAGGCGCCTGCCCGTGCTGAATGCCTCAAAGACCATGATATCTATGATGGTGATCAATGGGACCCGGACGATAAGGCGGAAGTGGAAGCCAGGGGTCAGATTGCAACTGTTTTCAATCGTGTTAAGCCCACAATTGACTGGATCATTGGTTCAGAAAAAAAGAATCGGATAGATTTCAGGGTCCTGCCAAGAACTTCAGAGGATGCCAAACCTGCCGAGGCCAAAACCCATATCCTTAAATATCTTTCAGACGTCAACAAATTACCGACCGAGAGGTCACAGGCGTTTAAAGATACTGTTATATCAGGATTAGGATGGCTTGAAGCAGGTGTCACAAAAGATGTCACGAAAGAACCTATATTCATTGATTATGAGGACTGGAGAAACATTTGGTATGACCCGTTGTCCGTTCGTTTGGATCTCAAAGATGCCAGATTTATGTTCAGGCGTAAACGGGTTGATCTGGATGTGGCATGTTCCATGTTCAGTGAGTTTTCAGGGGCTTTAAAAATATTGGCAAACAGTTCTGTTATTGATGAGGGTGCCTATTCTCAAGAGTATGCTGACGAAGATACAGACCTTGAATCCATGATAGAAATGACGGGTTTTGAAGGTACCGACAGAGCCCAGAGAAATAGGCTTGAACTGGTTGAGTGCTGGTATAAAACTCCTGAAAACATTGAAATCATGGACAATGGTACCCAAGATCTTGGCACGCTTAGAGGGCAGAAATATCATGCTGATGACCCAGCACATAAGGATCTGGTAGAAGGCAGATACGCATCGCTCACAAGCAGCATCAGAATGGTTATCCGATGCATGATTTTTGCCGGGGATCTGGTTTTACAGGATCAAGAATCACCTTATAACCATAATCGGTTCCCCTTTATTCCCATTTGGGGGTTCAGGAAAAAGAAAGATAATACTCAATATGGTCCAGTCCGTAATCTAAGAGATATCCAGGACGATCTGAATAAAAGAAGGAGCAAGGCCCTATTCATCCTTAGTACCAATCAGATCATTGCTGATGATGATGCCGTAACCGATTGGGATGAATTGGCAGACGAAGTTTCCCGGCCGGACGGCATTATAAAAAAGAAAAAAGGATCTGAGATTGAGATCAACAACGATAGGGGCCTGGCTCAAGAGCATGTTGCACTGATGAACCAGGACGCTGAATATATTGAGGCTGTTGGTGGCGTAACCGACGAACAGATGGGTCGGGAAACAAACGCCATATCCGGGAAAGCTATCGAAGCCAGGAAGGAACAGGGAAATATTGTCAATTCAGAAGTATTTGATAATTTGAGAGTTTCTACCCAAATGCTTGGTGAAATTATCCTCTCCTTGATTGAACAGTATTACACGGATCAGAAAATATTCAGGATTACAAACGAGAAAAATCAGCCTGAATTCATTGAAATTAATGGTGTGGACCCGGAAACAAACGACCCTTTAAATGATATCACCAAGGCCCAGGCCGATTTTGTAGTCGATTCTTCCGCATGGACAGCCAGTATCAGGCAAGCCACCTTTGAAACCCTCATGGAAATGATCAAGGACATGGCACCTGAGATTGCAATCAACCTTCTTGATCTTGTGGTTGATCTGTCAGATATCCCGGGCAAGGAGGATCTTGTAGCCAGAATCAGAATGGTTAATGGACAAAGTGACCCGGATGCGGATCAGAATGATCCAGACCTTCAAGCTGAACAGGATGCACAAAGGCAGGCGGATGAAGCCCAGGCCCTGTTTGATGAAACAATGCAAAAGCTTGAAATGAGTAAGCTTGAAAGTGAGATTGATAAGAATGTTGAGGATGCAGCGGCAACCAGGGCAGGTGTAAAATTTGATCAAGAAAAACTCAGGATCGACAAGGCCAAGGCCCTGCATGACATCCAGATCGGTAATAAAGCTTTAAATCAGAAAGTAAAGCCTGCAGTAACTAAAACAAAAGACAGAGTCATGGCCACTAAACAAGGTGAACATGGCATCAAATCCGATAACAAGAAAAAAGGAGCAAAGTAATCATGGGTGACAGCGACAGCAACGATTTTGATGGACTGTCTGAAGAAGAAATCGCAGCAATCGAAGATGATGAGGGAGATGCTTCAGATGATCAGAACGATGATGTGCATGAGGATGACGAGGAGAATAAGGGAACCCAAGACCAAGAAGACCAGTCCTCTGATGATGACAAAGACGACATCGATGATGGCCAAAATGATGATGCTGATGAGGATGAATCAGAAGATGACGGCACTGATGATGATTCTAAAGACGATGCGACGAAGGATGATGAAGAGGGCGACGACAAAGAGGATAAGAAGACTGACACAGATGCAGATGATACTGACGCTTCTTCCTCTGATGACGGTAAGCAGTCTGTAGACAACGAATACGAGGACAAGATCAAGGCCCTGGATATAAAGCTGGATGAAGGTGACATTGATTTTGATGATTACAAAAAACAATTGCTTGCAGTTGAAAGGGAGCGTACCCGGGCAATTGTCCGGGAAGAAACAAGCCGAATTTCTGCTGAAAAAACATGGGAGTCTGAACAGTCAGAATTTTTCAGTGACAAGGATAATGCCAAACTTAAACAAAATCCTATTGTCTATGATGCCTTTGCCCGTGAGGTCAACCGGCTTCTGGGGGTCAAAGAATGGAAATCAAAAGCCGGTCCTGAGATACTTGCCAAAGCAAAAGAATCAATCAAGGCTGCCTTTGGAATTCAGGACAGTAAAGAAAGCCATAAAAAAGAGGATTCAGACGGGGAAAAGGCTCTCAAAGCTGCCAAGAAATCTTCTGGAAAGCGTACAGGACCCAAAACATTAAAAGATGTACCGGCATCCGACAAAAACACGGATGACGGTTATGAATATTTAGATAAGCTTGAAGGTGCTGAGTATGAGATAGCACTCTCAAAATTATCTGAATCAGAATTGGAAGCATACGCAAAGGCGTAAGGCCTTTGGATGTAGTTCTAAAGTTTTAACAAGGTCAGTGGTTCAGTATAGCTCCTCTGTCAATTGCGGCAGGGTAAGACCGAAAAACAATCAATATAAGGAGCAATACCATGAGTAAAACAATTATCGGTCTGAATGATCCCAAAGCGGTTAAAAAGTATTCCGCATTTTTAGCAATTGACACCCCGAGAAAATCTTTCTGGTCCAAGAAGTTTACTGGCCCGGAAGGCGGTTCAACCCCTGTTGTAAAGGTTGACCGTTTGAAGAATGATGCCGGGGAATATGTTTCTTTTGATCTTAATATGCAGTTAGGGATGAAGCCTGTCGAGGGTGATGACATTCTGGAGAACAAAGAAGAAAAACTCAAGTTCTACACTGATGGATTATATATCGATCAGATGAGGGGCGGAGTTAATGCGGGTGGACGTATGACCCGGAAAAGAACCATCCATGACCTCAGAAAAGTGGCCCGTGCCCGTCAGTCTGACTGGTGGGCCAGAGTGTTTGATGAGCTGCATTTTATGTACGCATCCGGAACCCGTGGGGTCAATGATGAATTCATCTTTGATGCAACTTACCCCGGTTTTGCCAATAATCCGCTTGCAGCACCGGACAGCCTTCATCACTATTTTGCGAATGGCAAGGCAAAGGCCACAATAACGGTTGATGATAAAATGTCTCTTTCCGGTGTTGATCGCCTGGTTGCCGAGGCAGATATGATGGGTGGCGGTACCCAGGGCACCCCACAGATCCAGCCGATTAAACTTGAGGGTGAAGACCATTTCCTTCTTCTTATGAATCCTTGGCAGGCTTATGACTTAAGAACCGATACAGCATCAGGAAAGTGGCTCGATATCCAGAAGGCACTTGCAACCTCAGAAGGAAGAAAATCTCCTATCTGCAAGGGTGGTCTTGGTATGTACAACAATGTGATCCTTCAGAAACATAAGGGTGTTATCCGCTTCGACGATTATGGTTCAGGCGGAAACGTCAAGGCAGCTCGTGCATTATTCCTTGGTGAACAGGGTCTTGCAGTCGCATGGGGTTCATCCGGTTCCGGCCTGCGTTTTGACTGGCACGAAGAGTCAAGAGATAACGGGAATATCTTGATTATCAGCACTTACAGTATGTTCGGGTTGAATAAGGTTGCTTTCAACGGCCTTGATTATGGGCTGATTGCCTATGACACAGCAGCAACAAAAGTTTAATGAAATAATTTTATAAGGAGTTTTTAACATGCCTACATTTAATAGCAATAACTTTGAAAAGTCTATCCTGTCTCCCCATAGTGCCGGGGAGGTGTATGTATCTGATGACATTGTGGCTTTGCCTGTCACACTGGCCCTAAACGACCTTGCAAAAGTTGGGCATCTCCCTGCTGACTGTATCCCCATTGACGTGGTGGCTATTGCCGATGAGCTGGACGAACACGCCACAGATACCCTGACCTTTTCCGTGGGAATGATGAATGATGATGGTGATGACCTGGTGACGGCAGAAACCTTTATCACCGGTGCACAAGCAGACACAGATCCCACAGTTACCAGGGCAGCCGGGGCAGGTCTCAAGGGGATTGCCAGAAACAAAACCACTGATAGGGTGCTGGGCATCAAAATCACTGCAGCCGCGGCAACGAAAGCTGCTGGTAATGTCCGGGTGATAATGACCTATCGTGCTTCTGATTACGGCGCGTAAATATTATTTATAAGGAGATAATCCACCATGATTATGCAAGCAAATTTTACCCGATGCGGCCAGCCGATCCCCATGCGTGTGGAAAAGTTCGACTACCTGTTCACTGAAAACCAATATGGTGATTTTGTGGCAAGTGTAGTGTCGGAAGACCACGTGAAGCACCTTCTTGATACCGGTAATTTCAAAGAATACGTTCCTCCCACCATGGAAGAACTAAAAGCCCGTGAGAAAGAAGCGGCCAAGGCCAATGCCAAGACCAAAGCCAATGCAAAGGATGATGCCAAAAAATGATTTTGGAAAAGATATTAACCCGGATTGAAACGGGTATCCAAGATCCCTCCCTTACAATGGAAGATGATATTTGTCCTTTGGTTAATGAGTTTGTGGCAGAGGTAAGTCAGTTGTTTACCCTGCCAGATCTACAGGAACAAAAAACAATTGAGATAGTTGTAGATGAAAATCCAACCACGCTTGTGATGCCGGAGACATTTGCCCATGATCTGTACCGGGTTTACAATGAAACAAGCCGGAAAAAGGTCAATATTAGATCAAATATTAAAGCTCTTGAGGGATTGTATTCTGGATGGGAATCACCCGGGATGATTCAGGACGCTGCTTTGGAACATAAAACTCTTTGGTATCGGCCAATACCTGTTCAAGATCAATCGTTGACCCTGTTTTATTACAGAGAGCCTGTACCGGTTGAGTTTGATGATGATGAAGCACTTCTGGACGGAATTCCTCCCAACTTTGCTAAGATTGCTGTCGATTACGCATTGAAAGAGCTGTTTGCCCTGGAAGAAGACGGGATTGACGGAAAGAAGGTTAATACCCTCTATTATACTGACCGATATAATATCGGCCTGGCTAAATTAGCAAAGCATTGTAAAACTGCCCCTAAGCACACCCCGGTTATCAAACGATCAGCGAGGTTTTTCTAATGCGTGAGATTAAGGTTGATGGCTTCAATGGCATGAATAATATTGTCGTAAAAGCAAAAAGGACTATGGGGGAGCCTTCAATAATTTTAAATGCAAACGTTGAGCCGGATGGTAGCCTTGTAAGACGGCCAGGGTATGAGAAGGTCATTGATCTGACAGGAGGCCATAGCCTTTGGACAAACAACAAAGGTATTGTGATGTGTGCGGCAGAGGGTAAGGTTTATAAGGTGGTTGACGGTATTGCCACAGTCGAATTGACTGATACAGCGCGAGCGGATGCACCTATCTCTTATCTGGAAATATCCGGAAAAATATATCTTTCAAACAAAAACTGGACAGGGATGTTTGATCCGGAATTAAATTCTATCGTGGAATGGGGAATACCTGTTCCTGTAACACCGATCCTTACCACTGGAACCGGAAGCCTTCCTACCGGTATCTATATGGTTTGTCTTACTGCTATCAGCGAATATGGCAGGCCATCCGGTAATAGTGCCTTGACTGAAATAACATTGTCAGAGCCAGGAGGTATATCCATTTCAAATCTTCCTGAAGGCGCGAGCGTGTGGATGACAGATCCGAACGGGTCTCAATTACTTTATGCCGGGAATAGTTCATTCATCACTAGTCTGCCAGAACATCCAGAACCAATACCTACTATGTGGGGAGAGCCGCCATATCCAATGAGCCATCTATGTTGGGCTTTTGGAAGGGTTTGGGGATCTCGATTTGAAAAAGTATTTTATAGTGAACCTTATCAACCAGAACTTTTCCGGCTATCGACAGGATTCTTTGACTTTGAGGAAACGATCTCTATGGTCGCAAAGACTGATCATGGATTGTTTATTGGAGGTGACGCGAATACTTATTACCTTGCTGGCACAGATCCGGTCGGGATGGTGCAATCAACCGCAGGAGTTGGAGTGGTCCCAGGAACTTTATGTTATGTGAGTGATCTTGGGGAGCTTGGAAAGAATGTCCCTGTATGGATAGGCAAAGACGGTGTATATGCAGGGCTGGCCGATGGCCGCATTCTCAATGTTGTAAAGAACAATCTCAGGATAGACCCACAGCAGGTCCAGGGGGCATCATTCTCAAGAGTAAAAGATGGTCGTAAACAAATGTTATTTTCCATGAAACACAACCAACCGAGGGGCCAGGTTGTTGGATTCGGAGACTTGGCGGCTTGTGATGTTGTCAGGGATGGAATGGTAATATAAAAATTAATTTTCAAAAAGGAGTGTGTTTTATGAAGAAGTTTTGGATTGATCTCATCGCAATTGTTGTAGAATTCGTGTTGAACAACGCACTGGTTCACGCTGTTCTAAGGTTCCGGTTTACCCCTTACGCTCTAAAAAAGAGGATTCTCGGATGGTCGCTCGAAAAGCTTCCATTGCAGTTTGAGGGTAAAGTCACCACAGAACATTACCGTGGTGGTAAGCTCATACATACCCAGACAGGAACCAACACCTTCACAACTGAAGGCATGGCCAAATTATTGAATATTATTTTTCATGATATCAGTAAGGCCGCTTCCCATATCTGGTATGTCGGTATTTTCAAGAATAACATTACCCCGGCGCTGGCTGATACAGCCGCAAAGCTTGGTTCAGGAAATGCTTATGGAGAATGCCAGGATGCTGATTACGATTCACCTTTGACAAACAGGCCTGCATACACAACTGAAGATACTTCCACGGCGGTTATCTCCAATGTTAATGCCAAAGCCCATTTTGTTATGAATGCAAGCATCACCGTTTATGGTGCTTTCCTTGCAGATGCCGCAGCCAAAACAGCCGCGTCAGGTGTCTTAATGTGTGCTAAACGGTTTGGTACTCCACGAGCTGTAATCGCTGATGATGAGATTTATGTGACTTATCAGATTACGTCTACAACCTCTTGATTTTTAGTCTTTTTTATATTTGGTATTGGTCCCCCTGTTTCCATCATTAGGGTGGTAACGGGGGCCAATTTCACCTCAGGCTTTGTTGCTTTAAAAAGGGCTTTATGTCAAACGCGATCGACCATAAAAATCTTGGGGAAATCCAGCAGCATGAATACCTTGTCGGGACCATAGTAAATGTTTATCCGGAGAATGCTGACACTCCCGAAAAGTATTGGGATACAGCCGATGTGTTTATTCAAGAACTTGGCCTTAGCTGGAATTATGCCCCTATCTTTTATCATTGTTCTCCTGACTTACCGGCCAGGGATAATGGTTCTGTATTTTCAGGGGCAAAGGGCTTCACCGAGAACGATTCGGCAATCCTGCTTTGTGAAAAACAGACGGCTCAATCTGGGTCGCTGTCAGTTAAAAACGTAACCGTTGTCGGTCATACCGATGGCTTAAAGAAATGTTCTTATAATTATGTAATCGTTCGTTCCAGTCTAAATCCCCTTGAACCTTTGGATCTTTCCGATCCATTGGCAAATCTTAATGAATATT